CTCTCATTTTTATACCACGCATTTTAAATCCAGCAGGTAAGTTCGACAAGGTTCCTGCGTCAAGTAAAGATCTTAGGGCTGATGTTGCAGTTCTTGATAATCCACCGATCATGTGAATTAATCCAAAACCATAAAAACCAAGTCCAGGTAAAAATTTAAAATGTACGAAGTAGTTAATTTTGCTTTTAGTTGGATCACCTATCTCATAGTTTCTTCTAATAGATAAAATTTCTTTTGATCCTTCTTCTATTGTTACAATGTAAGGTAGTTTTATTCCTGTTGGCTCACCTTCAGCATTGACGTCATTAAAACCATCAATATCTAAATTCACGTGACACTCAAGCAAGGTAAATACTTTTTCGTCTCTTCCTTTTTTTGTACCGTCTAGTTCTCTCTCTTTTTTTTCTGACTCTGATTCATTTACGTAAGATGGGTTTAATTCTATGTCTCTATAAAAACCACCCACTTGTTGTTTACGTAATTCATTCTCTGACATTTTAACCATATGAATAATTGCTTCAGCATCATCTAACGATGTTGCTGTATAAGGCACAACCAAATCATCTGCCGGTACAAATTTAGAAACAGCTCTACCCATAACTTCATCATAATAAACTTTTTTAAATGCAGATCCTGATAGGGGTAAGTAAAATAACATTTGATCAAACTCAGCTTCATACTCTTTCATCTCAGACATAATAGTGTAGTTCATAAAATCTTTTACACGTTGAGATTGTTGTTCTCTATCTGGTGTTGGTAATCCAATAATTTGAGTTCGTACAGGTCCACCTGCAGGTAATAATTCTTTGTAAGCTAATGATTGAAATTGTGTAACAGCTTCTGCTAGTACAGGGTGTGTTGCACCTGATGCACCTTTGAAAGGTTCTGATTTATTTTCGTATTTAAAACCAAGTAAATCTAATCCTGATACATAAGCTCTTTCCCAATCTGATCTTGATGATTTATAATCTTGATAGTTTGCAGACAACTCTTGACCAATAGGTGAAAGAATATTATCAGGTAATAATTCTGCTAAATTTGAAAAGTGATTTTGACCTTGTTCTAAATTAACCTTTGATGGATCAAAATTAATATCAACACTACCATCTTCATTCTGTTGAACGTCAACGGGTTCTTGTGGATCTTTTTGTGTCTGTTCTATTTCTACCTGTAGTTCTTCTGGACTAGGTATATTAATAGTTTGCTCAACATTTGGAAGAGCCTTATCTACGTCTGCCATTATTTTTCTCCAATCGAACCACTTTAACCTTTTTATTTTTAATATTCAACCCTTGTGGGTTAGGTCCTCTTTTAGGTGGTGTGGTTCTTGTTAATTTTTTTCCCATATTACCAGTAGTAACTATATTTTCTTGGAGGAGATTTTTCATCTTTATAATCTTCAGGATGAGTAACCAAACCCCCTTGTCTAAATCTCATAATAGCTTGAGTGGTAGAATCCACCAAGTCATCATGTTCTCCATACGGAAAAGCAGCACACTCCTCAATTACCTCTTGTGCAAACTTTTTATCTGTTGGAGCCCATATCATACCACTTTCAAATAATGGTGCAACTGAATTTACTCTTGTATGCTTATCATTTCCTTTTGATGGTGTGAAGTTGACTACAGGTATACCCATAGCTCTAAGTTCATAAGTCAAGGGTAGTCCTGATGCTTTGGCCTCAACCAAGACAGTCTCTGGTTGCCAGTAATCATATTGCTCTTTGGCAACTCTTCTTAGTTCAGGAAACTCTAATCTATCTTTCATAGCGTCTAGCAAAATTAAATTAGGTGGTGTATCTTCATCATCTTGAAACACACCCCATGTTGTGATTGCAGAATAATCGGCTGTTTGCTTTTTCATAAATGCGGTGTCATATGATTGTATGACGTGTTTTAAAGGTGGTAGATAATCTTTATCCCAATTCTTCCACCACTCACGTTTGATAATTGCACCTTCTTCACTAGTTGGATTTTGCATCCACTGTGCATTCCATTTACCAACGGATAGTGATGCCTTAACTGCATCGAGTTCATCTAGTTTCCAATACTCTGGCCACACAGGTTTACCTGATGGCATAACTGCTGGAAACTCTACAATCTCCCACTTGTCTGCTTTTTCTTCTTTTTGTGAATTGAGTAACATACCGGTTAGATCTTTGGTATTCCATCTTGTCATTACACAAACAATCTTACCACCAGGTTGAAGACGTTGTCTAGGTCCTGATGTATACCATTCATACGCTCGCTCAAGAGCTTGCATGTTCAAAGCGTCTTGCTCTGAGTGTGGATCATCAATAATTAATAGATCTGCACCTCGACCTGTAATAGCACCCCCGACACCTGCTGCGAAATACTCGCCACCTTGAGCAGTTTCCCAGCGACCAGCGGCTTTACTGTCTTCTTGTAATCTTGTTTTAAATACCTTTTGATATTCTTCGCTATCGATAAGGTTCTTAGCCTTACGACCAAACCTTACAGCGAGCTCTCCGGTGTGGGTCGTTTGAATAATTTTTAGTTTTGGATTTCTCCCGATCATCCACGCAGGCAACAGGGAACTAGCGAACTCGGACTTTGTATGTCTTGGTGGCATGTTTACGATTAATCTTTTGATCTTACCTTCTGCCATATCATTAAATTTTTTTGCAATAATTTTATGATGATAACCTTCAATGAAATCTGGCCATATATGTTTCACGAAACTTAGGAAGTCGCTTTTGACCCTATCTTCTTTCTTTTTCTCCCCTAGCTGCAAGTACATCTTCATAAAGTCCTTACGTACATCAGCTGGTAGTTTCTTTATCTTTTCTAAATCAATTTCCATTTTGAAAAATTTTTTGCAGAATTTTTTTACACTTCTGTTTTTAACGATTATTATTGTATTATTTATGCTTTTACAAATCAATAATGATTTTGAGGCGTTTAAACGTATAAAACCGACAATAATGTACAACAATATATATATACTAGTAAAAAATAAGAAATCGTTTTTTTAGAAACTTTGGAAATTGGAAATCGTCCTAGTATCTCTATTAAGGCCTCAAGACTCTTGCGACTAGTCTCTTGCAACTAACACCAAGCATCAAGCAACTTGCAACAAGTGGCAAGGATCTATTCCATTACAATATTATAAAAGGCAAGGGAGTTTATAGGACTTTTTTAAATCTCTTCGAATACTTTCAAACAATCTGCAAGTCCTTCGGCTAAAGGTTTAAGTCTCAAGCCACTTGCAACTAGAGATTGAATCTGTCTACCCTCATAAAGTTTCAAGCAACTCGGAGCGATTGCTTTTACTAAGATGAAAGAATTGTGAGGATGTCTAAAGTGAAAGCTTATTTGATGACTTGATAGCCTTACAGAATTACGTTGAGATACTTTATTTTCAATAGTGAAAAAATGGTGTTTATTATTATAAGCAAGTATATCCGGTGTTCCTTGGACAGAAAAATTCTCCAATCTAGTAAACATAATAGAAGGCATATTCTTCTTAATGTATTGATATAAGTCTTTTTCTTTATAGCTCTTATAGTTCTTTTTCATCACAAAATTTAACGTATCAGTTGTGTTGTATTTTTGCAACAGTTCCTGGAGGTGTTGCATTTTTATCACACATTTTCAGAGCTTTATTAAATCAAAATAAATTCATTATGTGCTTGATTATCCTATATGATTTGGTAAGTTTAATTATGGAAACGAATCAAGATAAACAACAGAAAGAGGATAAGATGATTAAAAAAGAAAATGAATGCCAAACTTCATTACTTGAAGATTTAGAAAATCTAGTTGGAGATTACCAACGAGATAAAGTATCTAAAAAACAAGTTATTGATGTTTTAGAAAGCATAGTTAAATATGAAAGGAGTAACAATGACTAAACTACACCACACAGAATATAAAAAGAATTATAAAAAATATATTCTAAGCACGATTGAAACAGACAATAATAATAAGCCATTAAATACAGATCAAGAAAAAATTAAATACATTTTTGATCGTTTTTATAGTGAATATTATTGTCATTCTATGCCGTTAAGATGTTCTAGACAAAAAGCCATGAGTGAATGGTTGAGCGGTTTGGCTTTAGATATAGAATGTTGGTATGACGATATAGTTAAGCTTGCTGTAAAAATGGGTTCAATAAATCCTAACCCTAGCGATAGGTTAAGAAATAAAGTTGAGCAAGGTTACTATGATTTTATGGCTAATATAATTTTAGGTTTTGAGCCCAAAGAAAAAATAAAAGCAATTCATGAAATGAAGGTTGCTTAAAGACCGAAACACCCTTTTTAAAGGGTGTCTGTTGTTAACTACAACACTGAAGATGGTCAGAAACACGAACAGAAAGAGGATAAGATGATAACACCAAAAAATAAAGAACTAAGTAAATTAGTTTTATGGGAAGATAGAGGAAACACTGTACTATACAAAATAGAAAATAATGCTTTGCTTTTTTCTCATAATTTAGATCAAGGAGGAATTACTTTTGACATAGAGGATATGCAAGAAGTTGATTTTGACCTTGTTGGAAGTGAAATTGATTATAAACCTATCTTAAAAAAATTAGGTTTAAACGATGAAGAAGTTAATCAATTTATGAAGAAAGAGAATATAGCGGAAGATTTAGACAGATATATTCATAGAGAGGAGAAACAAGATGAACATAACACTTAATAAAAATACTTGTCTTATAATAGATA